GCTTTACTCCTTTGTTGAAAGTGGGTGTCCTTTTGGTAATAAGTCTCTGTCAAACTTGCCGCCCTGAAATCTGCCTGTACGCAAGGCGAATAAAAAAGCATTGACCCTAGCAAACGCCCACTGATCGGGTCCGCTCACGTTTGGCCTAACAGACTGAGGGTTAGTGTAATACGCTCCAACGCCCCTTTTGAATACAGCCTCTAGCATTCTTAAGGTCGCTCTTTTTGAAGGCTTATCCCCATGCTTCTCATTATGCTTATCTACTTTGCCTTGCAAGGTCTTTTTTGCTCTAGCTGACACAGTGCCTCTGGATGGGGCTTTATCCTCATGATTGTCATCGTCTAGCGCCTCAACATCATACTCATCATTTCGCTCTTCTGAAAAAATATCTTTTTCTTCTTCAGGGTCTTTTCTGCCTTCAAGGGTTTTTGTCATTTCAAGAATGACTTCTTTCATTCTGCTTTGACCAAGGTCAGGATTTACGGCCCCCCATTTTATAAGGGCGACAACTCCAGCAATTTTGCTTAACGTAGGCTTCTCTGAATCATCAAGAAAAACCTTTCCATCCATTACAGTGTGTCTTGCCGCCCAAGCCTCTCGCTCTTTTATCCATGACAGAACTGCTGGGGTTTCTGACCCCTGCCTTGCTTTTTCCCAAAGCCTAAACGCTTCCGTTCCTCGTATGTTGCCTCCTGCTCTCCATATCTTGCGACCATTAGCGCTCATGTCATTTGCCATATTACGAGCGAACTCAAAATCAAATTGTGGAAAGTTGCTGTTCCTTAAAGATATTTTTTTATCGTCACCTCGTTTTGGAAAATTTGTTACTTCTTCTGCCTTTTCTTCATCTTCAAAAAGTCTTAAATCATCTGGATCCTCTGGGTTTTCTGCTTCTGGTGCTGAAGCTTCATTGAGAGGGAAAAGATTAGAGGGAACAAGCAAATCATCTGCCCCTTCCACTGGGCTTAATCCGACCAATTCTCTAGCTTCATTACGACTCATGACTCCAGCATTTACCGCGCCCAGTACATTTTGATATATCATGCGCCGCCTTTCTGCAAGCGCTGGGATGCGGTCAATATCATATTCAAAAGTAAGGTCTTCTCCCATTTCCTCAAACTGCGGAACTAACCATTCATTTAAGTCTGATTGCACTTTTCTGAGGTAGGGGATAATGGTTTCCTCATATAGAGCAAGTCTAGCTTCTGCCATGTTTGAGTAAGTCTGTGAATCTGGTACGCCTACCAACTGGCTAGGAACACCAAAACACATAGCAATATCCGTTGCGCTCATGTGCTTCAAGTTTAAGAAGTCCATATCCTTCGGGCTAAGTCCCATTTCCTTCCAATCAAAGTCACCCTCTAACAGCATAGGCCTTCCGGCATTCTGACTTCCTGAAAACCTATTGTTTAAATCTTCTAATAATTGCTGTCTTTGTCCGTCCGTTAGTTGTATGGGATAACCGCCATCATCTTGAGGCTTAAATATAACCGCGCCGGATGGCCTAGCACCATTCTCAAGCAAGCCAATATTATGTCTGGTTGCCGCGTTATGCTGGTCAACCTCCATTGCCGCCGCTACCAAGGGGCTTAAACCATAATAATCATCCAGCGGATTCCATAATTTAATTTGCTTTAGATCGCCTTTCCCTGTGTCTTGGTCAATCTCGTATTCATTCATCACGTTACCGCCAACCCGATAAACGAATTTATCTGGGAAAACCTTACTTGAACCTTTAATTTCTATGCGGTCTGGGCGTAATAGGTGAAGCTCTTTGGGCTGGTCATTATTATTTGTGACCCTTAAAAGGTAAGCATTGCCGCCAAGAAGCAAATATGAAAACAGGCTGTTAAAGAACTCAGAATAACTTTGTAGAGGATTGGGTCGGTCAAGAAGGTAGTTTAATTGGGACTGCTCAATGATCTCATCCCCTTGTTTTATTACATAGGGAACAGCAGATGCGCCTTTGCTTATCTCATTTACGCAACGAAAGACAATGCTGTTTTTTAGATAACCGTCTGTAGCAAGGTCAGAATACCCCATCTTTCTGTCAGTGTATGGCCCTACACCGAAGTATCCCATTACTGGACCTGCTCCATATTTCTTTTCAGGAGGAGTGGTTCTAAAAAAATTTCTCATTCCATCAAAAATTGCCATTATGAAATTCTCCAATTAGTTTCGCCGCGACTCTTGCTTAGCTCTGTTAGTCCCCAGACCAGCGCATCAAGCCTATCTGGGGACGGTCTTGTTCGCTCACCTGTGTAAGTACACATCTGCGATTCTAGTTCTGGAAAAACTCCCATGTGGTGAACACGCCCTTGTTCATATAGCGAGGCTATTGGTTCAGCTCGCACTAATTTTCCTCTCGTTGCAACAACTGATTTATATTTTACGCTTGAATCTATTGTTTTTAACAATCTTTCCACTAAGTCGCCACCATTATTTACTTCTGCGACAATGTAGTCTGCATCCCACTTATGGAACATCTCTATCGCTTTTCTGCCCCATGATTCAGGACTCATTTTCCCTGATTGGTCATCAAGAACATAATACTCAGAATTCTCCGTCTTTCCTACCACTGTAATTCCTGTTTCATCGCTATTAGCTCCTGAAGTAACAGCGGGATCAATGCTGACAATAATTTTTTGTAAGTCTGGTAACTTTTTTACCCTTGATTTTTCAATGAGCTGTGTAGACCATAAAGCCCCATCAAGTTTATCAATGATTTCTGCATAAAGCTCTTGTCGCCCAAGAGTTGTCCCCTCATACCTTTCTTTTAAAAGGCTCAGTGATGATTCAGCGAGGTTATCTGCATTTTCAAATGTAGTTCCTCTAGTCGTTACTACATCATCTCTTTTGAGTAGCTGTTGAAGAAGTGGTTGAGGTTTTGGTGTTGTGGTAATAACGCACTGGGGATTTTCTCCAAGACGTAACGCAAACATAAGCTGATCAAAAGCCTCTGGGTGTCGCCACGCCGCAAGCTCATCACACCAAGCCCTATGAAACTGCGGGCCTCTTAATCGGTCTGGTTCAGTTGCAGAGAACCCCATGAGCTTACTGCCATTATATAATCTGATTTCTGATGCTGAGTGGTTATAGCCTTGGCCTCTGCCTTCTAGTAAACATTCTGGTGGCACAATACTCATAACGCCTGAAATGCCTGTGAACGCCACTCTGCGAAGGTCTCCAAAGGTGGGAGTTACTACTGCAACCTGTGATTTTGGGTTTTTTAAAGCATATATGAGGGCATCATACGCGCCTGTGAGCGTTTTACCCCAACCCCTTCCTGCAAGAATTAGCCAAATATTCCAATCGCCGCTGGGCGTGATTTGGGTTGGTCTAGCTTTGCCTGTGATCCATTTAGTGTATACCTCCGCCGTTTTGACTTGCCCTTGATTCCGCAATTTGGTCAAGTTGTTCCAAAACTGATGCGAAGGCTTCTGGTTGGCTAACATCTGCGCTCACCTTGCTTATTTCTTGAGCTTGGCCTAATGCGAGCTTGCCCACCTTTTGCGCTTGAGCCATTGCGCTTGAAAGCTGATTTAGCTGTATTGAGTCAAGCCCCTCATATGATGGGTTTTGTCTTGATAACTCTAATTCTCTTTGTATTTTCCTACCTATTGATGTGATCACTCCCATAGCTATCTGGGAGCATGAATCATCAAGCCTCTTGTTTTCGCTTATCATTCTTTCCATTCGCTCCTCATCCAGCCGGACGCGAAGCTCTGTTTGATAATTGTTTTTCTGTGACTGCCAGTTTTCATTTTCAGATATACGATATAAAGTGGCTCTGGCTACATCATGCTTTTTGTGTAATGCCTCAATAGTGGGGTATTTCCTGACCCCATCGCCATCAACATAGCCATGAACAAACTCATCACGAATTACTGTGGTATCAACGTCTTTAATTTTTTTACTCATTATCGTTATCAAATACTTCCATAAAATCTAAACTTCTTTGGTTCCGTTAAACATAGGATGGTTATTATCCATATTTGCGGGGCCGCTACTAAATATGTGAACAGGTAATACAGTGAGATACTCATCTTCTGTTCTGAAGTGATGAGGACACATGGGATCAAGCACACACACCATTCCTTTAGTAAGGGGTGTTTCAACAGAGCTTCCTGACTGCCCCACAAGGCTATATCCTCTGCCGTCTAAAACATAGACTACCCTGCTGGTAGGATGAATATGATGCACCTGTTCGCTTGTGTAAGGAGGGATGGTGAGCTGTTGAAATGTAGGATCTCCTACCCTTTCTGGAGCAAATATTTGTCTTGAAGCGCAACCATTCACATAAGGCAAATTTACTCTCTCAGTTAATGAAGCTGTTTTATCCCCGCATTGGTAGCCAGACAAAATGACTGCAAAGTGTTTTGATAAAAAACTAGAAACACTCTTTTGTCCTGCCTTAGACTTAAAATGCTTCCAGCTAAACCAATGGGCTTCGCTTCTGTCAGCCGAAAGAGTGATTACGCTTTCTCCGGCCTTGAGGTTACTTATTCTTTTTTCACCTATAAAACACTGATAACTGTATAAATCAGTCTCCTTGCTTAAATTTAGGTTAGGAATAATGGGGGGATAGTAATAGGCTCCGTACTGAGTATTAAAATACGGCTCATCTTCCATTTCTATTTTTTGAATTTCGCTCATTTAAACCACCCATGCCTTTGAAAAATCAGTTTCATTTATGAGTTTACTAGCAGGAATTCCTGCGCGTGATGCAAGCCGTATGACTTCTTCCTCTTCCATTTGTAATCTTTCCATAATTTCCTGCTTAGATACACCATCCTCAACCATTTGTTGTATTATTTCTGACATATCAAGTACCGCGTGAGTCCCTCTGGCCCGATTATGACGAATTGTGCTCATCTTTTGATGCGATGCGTTTTTTGGCGCGGTGAATACAACAGGGATTAGTCCGTCTGTCATTTCTGCTATTTTTGGGTCTTTTGATACTGTCCACCTATGAAAGCCATCTACGATCTCATTGTCACTGTTGGCTACTATGGGCTGTGTCCAGCCATCCTCTAAAATAGATATTTTAAGCAACTTAAGCTCTGGGCTGGCTACTCTGTTTGGGTTATAGCTGTTAGGTTTTAGCGTTTCTCTTTTCACCCACTGAATTTTTGAAATGGGCTGGTCATCATTTTTTGCCATATTTGATCTTTGCCTCCTCTTGAGTGATGCCTAACTTAATACAAGTTTTATTCGCTTCAGAGCTAAGGCCTTGAATAACCCTGCCTTTGAGATCGCCTCTCGTCACCATTTTTGATAAAAACTTCCAAGATAATCCGCTTACTGGATGAGATTGCAATTCTGGGATAGGGTCATCTGTTTTTTTTATGTGAGCATTTATAGCTGAATTGAGCTGTTTTGTAACGTCTATCCTGTTTTGCCCTTCAAATTGCTCAATCACTGACTGCACATGATCTCTCCAAGAGGTCTGGTCCGGCTTATATCCTTGACTGTATAATTCTGTGTTTCCGTATCTTGCCGCTGTTGTAGCACCAGCGACCCTATGAATCATTTTTTGCCACATTTCAGGAAAGCATTCGGCATAAACCCATAACCCGCGTAAAGGCTCCTCTCCGTATGGAGGACAAACTCTTTGCGTTAAATAATGACCATGCCAGTCTGTACGATTAAAAATATCATACGTTTTATTATAATCAGCGTTTTTGACTGAGACTATCTTCCAAACATCACCTGATGACCAATCATATATTGGGTAGGCAAAAACGACCCCTTTTGCTGGCTTGGTAATAAAATTCTCTTGTTTTTTATTTGCAACTGCCCTGTATCTTCTGAGGCTCTCCTCCGTCCTTATACCCTGCAAAACTACACAACTAGTATTTTTAAAATGCTCAGTACCAAACTCCTGCATAGACATTCCGTATTGGAATCTTTCATGCTCTGTAATGCAATCATCAGGGAGATCGCGAACCCAAATATCTTTTTTATCTGGATCCCAACAGTACCAGTAAGGCTCTTTATTTGAGCAAGCGTTTCTGTGCTTAATAGGTATGCAGTACCATTCAAGATCCACTTTAGGATCATTTCTTACCCTTTCAACATATTCAATAGTCGGAGGATGAATTGCCTCTTCGTCATAAAAGACAGCTTTTACTGGAAGTCTTCCAATTTTCTCGGCAACCTCAATCGCACATAAAAGCATTGCTGTGCTGTCTTTGCCTCCGCTGAAAGAAACAACGACATCATCAAAAACCTCATATAAATACTCAATTCTTTCAAGCGCTTTTTCATAAACGTTTTGATCTATGTATTTTTTCTTATGGATTTTAGTCATTATTTAATTAGCTCATATTCAGGTAATGAGTAAAAGAAAGTAAGCTCGTCATGTTTTTTTATATCTTTCAGGGTGAACAAAGTTCTAAATGCTTGAGATCCTTGGAAAAAAACATTGTCACACATTCTTCCTTCAGAATTTGGATCTTCTGAATGATTTATAAAACCGCCCAAAGGAGTTCGCACCCAACCATAATCAGTCCATATATGAGTCATGCCAAGATCTTTTCCTTTTGGAATATCCTCATTTGCAAAAACCCCAAAGCCGTGTATTTTAGATTCTTTTAAAATGACCTCTTTCGGCAAGGGGCGATAATGATGTTTAGAAAAATTTTTAGTCATCGCCTTTATCGGCAACATTCTTATAATTTTCTATTAAGATTCCTAAAGCTTCCCCTGTAAGCCTGATTTGATATTCGTCTTTAATTTCTCTTATTTTTGCTACTAGCTCTTGTTTTTGCCACACCTCCATAACGCAACTGAACTCAACCATGTCGTGATCGGTTTTTTTTGGAACAGGGAAATCAACTACTTCAGCCGGAGTTATTCCATGAGCCTTAAGGCTTTCTTCAACTTCAAACGGAGTGTAAAGTTCATTCACCATTTTTGAATCAAGTTCAAATTGAGAAAACCCCAAATTGTCCATTTGATATTCGCTATCAATTAAAGAGCGCAACTCAACACGCAAAACATCGTCATCCCATTTTGAATTTTCTGCAAGCTTATTGTCCGCAATGGTGTATGCCTTCTTTTCTTCATCGCTCCAGCCTTGAGCCATAATCACAGGAACAGAATCAAGCCCGACTTTTTGTGCGGCAAACAGTCTCCCATGACCAGCGATAACTAAAAATTTTTCATCAACTAAAATCGGAATTGTAAAACCCCATTGCCTTATGCTGTTGGCAAGAGACTCAATCTGTTCTTCAGAATGTATGCGGGGATTTCTGTCATAAGGGATTAAAGTTTCAACAGATACCTCTTGTATTTCTTTCGCAGACCACTTCAACCCAAACCCCTTTTGAATCATGGGAAAACACCATCATAACGGAAAAAAAGCAAAAAAACCAAAAAAAACCCCCTTTTGAGCAAAAAAAACCCATTTTGTGCTTGCATTAAAGGTTTACTATGGTAATATTTACATATCAACAACTAACAACTAGCAGGAGAGACATGAACGTAACTGACCAGAAATTCGGAATAGAGATTGAGTTCATAGGAGCTAATCGCCACGAAGTTTCAAGATTGGTTAACGCAAACAACGTTGAGTGTAAAGTTGAAGATTACAACCACACAACGAGAGATCACTGGAAGATCGTTACTGATGCCAGTGTTTATAATGGATACGAAATTGTCAGCCCAATTCTTCAAGGCGAAAACGGACTTCTTCAAGTAGCGAAAGTTTGTGAAGCCTTAAACGAAGCCGGAGCGAGAGTAGACGTATCCTGCGGACTTCATGTTCACCTAGATGCCAGTGAAATGACAATGGCTGAAATCAAATCAGTTTACACAAGATACGCAAAGTTTGAAGAACAGATTGACCTTTGTATGCCACGCTCAAGAAGAAACAGCCGATGGTGCGCTTCAATCAAACGTAACGTAACAGCGATTCATCAGACTTCAGAAAAAGCGGAAGCAGGACGAGCAGTAGGTAGATACTTCAAACTGAATCTTTGCAATCTTGGAAGAAGCGGATCAATAGAATTCAGACAGCACTCTGGCACAACAGACTTTGGCAAGATTTCAAATTGGATTTTATTCCTGATGCAATTTGTTCAAAGAAGCTGTGAGCTTACCCATCAAGTCAGACGCCCCACAACGAATTCTGCCTCCGCTTTCAAAAGCCTTAGAAAGTCACTAACAAAGGTTGGATGGGAACTAGAGTTTATATCAGGACAACGATGGGTTTTGAAAAGCTTGATAGATGAGTCAACTCGCTCAATAAGCACCGATCAAATCCGAGCTTGGCACAGAGCAATACAATCAAATCTAGCCCAATCGCCATTACGAGGAGAACAGCGTTTAGGAAACATGGATGCTAAAAAATTCAGAAGCAAGGCGAACATAATATCAGAGGCCAAAGCAAAGCAATTTGTAAATGTCTGGTTCGGACAAGACGCAACGTTTTTATCAGGTGTAATAGCCGACGTACAAAACGATGAGTGGCTTGACGGAGTTGACCAAGAAGTAGTAACCCACCTAGAAAACAGAAGAAGGAGTTTAGCATAAAATGATAAACGAATATTTATACGGAGCCTATGGCTCAAACTTAAATAAAGATCAAATGAAAAGGAGGTGCTCTACTGCGGAGCCAGTAGGCTCAATCAAGATGAAGGGATTTAATCTTGTTTTTAGAAGCGTGGCTGACATTGCCGAAAATCCAGATGGCGAAGTAATGATTGGACTATGGAGAATTAGTGACTTTGACCTTGCCTGTCTTGATGTGTATGAAGGGTTCCCTAGCTTATACACTAAGATATACCGAGAGACAGAAAGGGGCCTTGTGATGCTATATCAAATGCGAGAAAGATCTTGGATACAGCCTCCCACTAATGGATACCTTGAATCAATAGCTGACGGCTATGAGGACTTTGGTTTTAATCATCAAGCATTACAAGCCGCAGTAAAGGACAGCTATCGGAGGGATGTTGGATGAAGATAATAATTGGGACAGGGGATGGCGCTCAGTGGGATGAAAGTATTTTCACTGGCATTCAACCCTTGACTAAACAACAAAGATTGTCCAGATGGAAAAGCGCCAGACGGAAATATGTAATTAAATTATTAGATAGGAGCAACCAAAGAAATGACTAAGCATCAAAAAAAGATAGCTAGAGCCAAGCGCTTAAAGAAAAAAATGAACATTGAAAGGGCATCAAAAACAAAGACGGATAAAGATCCGCTCAGAGCCAATCGGACTAAAGTGACTTTTAGTCATACTTCACGGCGTAATGCTAAAATAAGGCTTAACTTAAAAAGATAGTGTGATACAATGATATTGCGAAAACGGCTTATCCAAGAGGCAGTTTGATAAACCCCCTGTTAACCATAAACCTAACGTGGATTGCGAAATGACAGGGGCGTTTATTTTAGCTGTCTGAGCGATACTTGTTTTGACCTTTCAGTTTCCCATTTAGCTTCTGATAATCTGAGTATTCGTTTTGCTCTTTCTCCGGCGATATTTGCTCTCTGGCATTCTAGGTATTTAACCTCCCAATCAGCAGTCGCCCTGACTGTGGAATCAGCCATAGTTGCTGACATCTTACTACCTTGCACCAGAGCAACTTTTTTTGCCGCCTCGTAAGCCTTAAGCATTGTTTCTTTCTGAGCCGCTAGTTCTGCCGCACTAGACCAATCATCAATCGCCTTTTCCCAATTTTGTAGGCATTGATCCATCGGATCCGGTCTTGCGTTTTGATAAACTGCTTCTTTCATGATTGCTCCTTTTAATGATCTTATGTATATCTTCTATGACGTTTGCGTTAATTTGAGCCGTCGTATAGCGTAATACTTTCCATCCTAGTGTCACAGCCGCGTTATATTTTAAAAGATCCTGAGTGTAGCCTCTGCCCCTTGTATGGCGACCCTGAGAGAATATGCCGCCTTCTACCTCAATCGCTATTCCAAAATCCAGCAAAGCAAAATCAAAACGCCAGCGCCGAGTTTCGTGGAAACGATATTCCCTCACGTAATCCACTTTGAAATGATCAAGCAAAATAGACATTTCTTTTTCGCCAACGCTAGTTGTAGCCACGCCAACCCCTTTCCTCAGATCTCATATCTGCTGAGTCAACAAAACGATGCTTAGCCTCATCATAGAAAAATACAGCCTCGCCTATTGACCCATATAGCCCTTGCTCTCTGACCTTTCTAGTCATCACTTGAATGCTTCCGCTGTCAAAGTCCCTATGAACTGTAAGGATGGCGTCTGACATATTACTCCAGTGAGATGCCCCTGCAATATCATAGGCGCTAGGAGGGGAGTATCCTCCCTGTTCATTCTTTGACATTTTTGTCGGATGAGCTACGACCCATGTCGTGACATTTTGCATTTTGCAAAATCGCTTACATTCAGAAATAAAATTTCTTATGTGCTCATCTTCACGAAGAGATCCTTTCCTTGAAGCGTCAACTTCATTGTAGGGATCAATCACTAAGCCATTGCATCCAAACTTTTGAACTGCCCCTTTTGCAGACTCCAGTATTCTTGAAATGGTCGGTATGTTGTCTTTTGTTTCTATGAAGAAAAAATGATTATGTATCCATTTAACAGCATCGCTTAATTCTTCCTCGCTCATCCTTCCGTGTATGTTTGGGTCAAATGCCTTGCCTGTATAAATGATGGCGAGCCTTCTGATGTGCATTTTAGTTGAATGCTCTGGCGAAAAAATAGCGAACTTCCAATTATGTGTTTTTGCTATTTGGATCAGGCATTGATCCAGAAATGTTGACTTTCCGTGATTAGGTATTCCAGTAACGACATGAAATGTTCCTTTCATCACTTTGTAAATCTCATCAAGACTTTGGTATCCAATCTCAATAGGCTTATCATAATTGCCGTTATATAAATTCATCACCTCTGAGTGATAACCAAGAGCGCGATGTAAACCCTCTACAGGATAAGGTCGTGCGTTATCTATACAAGCCTTTAACTCAAGAGGCCCATGCTCCATAAGCATCTCATTTGCGTCTTTTATTCCATCAGGTAGCATTACCCTCCAACACTTATCTTTTCCAAATCTATGAGCTAGCTCAAGTCTTAAGCTGTCACCAGCCTTATCTTGATCTAAAAACAAAATAATTTTTTTTGCTTTTAGGGAATGGGTCTGCAAAACCTCAAACCGCTTATCGTTCTCCTTGTATTGAGCTTCTTTGGGAGCGCCATCTTGCAGAGTAGTAACATTAGGAAAACCAACCTCATATACTGCGAGCGCATCCATCTCACCTTCCACAAATATGACCGTATCTGAATCTTTTATATTCTTATAGTTATATAATGACTTCTTGGGATTCTTGTTCTGCCGGAACTCTTTGCTGTCTGCCTTTCTGCTTTTTAACGCATCACACTTTCCCTTATGTCCGTTGTATGGGAAGTTAATCCAAACATTGTCATCTGAGAAAATCTCAAGATCCTCATACGTTTTTCTTGAAATACCCCTCGCCTTAAACCAGTTGTCAAGAAATACGTTTGGCTTGGATATATATGCTATCGGCTCAGAGGATTTTTTTGGAACAGGTTTAAACTTAGTGCCTACCTCATCATGAAAAACCCCTCCGTGGAACCCACAATGATGACAGTGAAAAAGAATTCTATCTGACTGAACATCTACTGAGAGCGGATCATCCTTGGGATCATGTTGTGGTTGGCAATCTGGACATTTTGTTTTTTGTTGCCCCTCCCTAAGATTGCGTGACGATATTTTATATTTATCAAAAAGCTTATCCTGCAAGCTCATTCAAAGATCTCCTTTTCTTTTTTTGTATCTTTTTAGTATAGGCGGTCGTGAGCGTCCTAACAGATCGGTCATGAGTGTCCGCACCACCCCTGACATCAGCGTCAAGGGTAATGAAGTACCTGTTGCTAGTTCCTTTCCTTGGCTCCACTCTTACCACACCCATTTCTTCTAAGTTTTTTAGGCATCGCCTTACTTGTCTGGTAGATAATCCGCAAATTTTTCCGAGGTGCGCTTCTGATGGGTAACAGCTTGCTCTTTCATCGGCGTAGTTTGCCAGAATAAAAAGGGTAAGCTTTGTGGCTGGAGTAGGGCATTCAATCCACTTTACAGCGGTGATCGCCTCAACGCTCATTTGTTAGCTCATAAAAATCATTTGGCATTACTTCTTCATTCGTAATTTTTGTAATGAACTTCATCTCATCTACCCTTGGTATTCTTTGACCATTGCACCATTTACCAAGTGCGTGTATTGAAAAGTCAGCGCCTTGTATTTTGCACTCTTCATAAAATGTTTTTTGAGTAAGCGAGTTTTGTTTTATCCAATGACTTAACTTCATGGGAGACCTCCTTTGGTAGTTGACTGAGAATAACCCAAAAAGTGCTTGCGCTCAAGTACATTTTGTGCTTTCATTACAAGACTAAAAGAGGAGGGGATCCTATGAATGACCCATTTGAAACACACAATGTAAAAAATCTAAGCCCATCAAGCATAAATCTTTTTATAAAAAATCCTGCAAAGTACATTCTAAAAGTAAGCGGATATAAAGATAACATTGGCGTTCCTGCAATGTGGAGGGGAACAGCAGTTGATTTTGCAATATGTTCTTTTCTAAACGATGAGTGTTCTGAAAATGACTGCCTTGCCGTCGCTCAAAATAAATTCATTGACCTACATAATGTCTCGCTTGAAAGTAACCAATACATTGACCAAGACAAAGTTACAAAGGAATATGAAAAACTAAATCAGTTTATAGATGTGTCTACCCCACACTTCCAGCAATTCGGAATTCCTTTCAGCACTCAAGAAAAAATACAACTTGTGCTTGAAGACTTGCCCATTCCTATTATTGGTTACACTGACCTGCAATACGAAAACACAGTCAGAGATATAAAAACCATTGGCAAATTAGACAAAAACGTAAAAGACGAAACTCTCAGGCAAATGGCAGTTTATGAGAGAGCTACTGGTAAGGTGGCGTTTCTTGACTATATTTATGCCACTAAAAGCAAAGCTGAAGTGCGAACTGTTCTAGCTGAAAACACTGATTATCACTTTGGCGTGGTATTACAAGCCTGCAAATCAATAATGAGGCTTCTTGGAACATCCAGCGACATATCAGAGGTAGCGCAACACATAATGCCTGACTTTGACAGGTGGGATTTTTCAGAGGGAGAAAAACAAGCGGCTAAAAAACTATGGAGACTAGCATGACCGATACAACAGCATTCGTAAAAAACACAGGGAAAGTAACTCCCGAACTATTAGAAAATCTGATTAAGTGTCAAAAAGAATTGACCCATGCGCCCAAGAGAGGAGCGAATCCTTTTTTTAACTCGGATTATGTGCCGTATGAGGTTTTAAGGGATCACGTTGAGTCTGTGTATTCTAAGCATGAAATCTATATACACCAAGTATCCCATCGTTGCGAAAACGGAGTTGGCATTGAAACAATATTTGTCGGGCATGACGGAGCGATCAGTAATGGAATAGTAGATATACCGGCTCCAAAGAATGACCCACACGGATATGGTTCAGCTCAAACCTACGCTAAGAGATACTCTTTGGCTTTGGCTTGTGGAATTGGTGGCGCAAAAGATGATGATGGCAATATGCGAACAAACTCAAAAAAAGCACTTGACGAAATAATGGATGATCCAATTAAAACCCTTGAGGGCATTGGATCCGCAGAGATGCAGTTTGATGTTTTGTCTGGGGGAAAGGTTATTACGACTCTAAAAAAGAAGGGTTATATCACCTATATGGAACAATACGCAAAAGATCCAAATAACAAACATCACCGAAAAATGTATGAGGAAAACAAAGAAACAATAATGGATATTACAGAACTCAGCAAATTAGCCGCGAAGCATAATAAAAAAGAATGGGAAGAGGTGTCCTCTGGTGGATAAATTAGACTGCGCTTCTGTAAGTGAAAAGGTTTACTGGTGTATGCTTGATTTTAGGCCTTGGACTTTTTGGGAGCTTCAACAAAGAATACAAAACGAGTTTAAGTCATTCTATGGTGAGCCAACAATTTCTGCGGCAATCAGAGAAATTCGTAAACAGCCATTTCGTAAAAAGTGGAATGTTCCAATCACCGTTGTAGATCCGGTTTTGAAAACACGAAGGCAGAATGGCAGAGGATACCAGTACAGATTAAACAGAACTATTAAAACAAAAGGAATGTAATATGCAAGAAGCAAAAGGTAAATTTCAGCCAAGAGAAAAGGGAGGAACTCTTTTTAGCGAGCAAGTGGTTGAATGTGTAGGAAGCGGATCATGTTTGATTGATGGTGAGGAAAGATATTTTACTGTCTTGAAAAGATTTGACCGAAAAGGCGCTCCTTTTTTTGAGCTTTTACAAAGTTGCGGACGTTTGTTTTATAACGCTCCAGAAACTAAGAAAAACCCAAACGGCGCTGATCTAAAAGCAAAGGTATATCTTTCTGGAAGAAAGAACGACCCAAATAAGCTTTATTTTTCGGCGTGGTCAAAAACTGCTTCTAATGGAAACTCATATTTATCTTATGAACTTAAAGAAGCAATAGGACCATGAGTCTTCAGAAAGAACAGAGAATAAAGTCAAAAAAACATTTAGAGTACATTACCACTTTACAATGTGCCGCAATTTCTTCTGTATGTAGTGGGCCAGTTCAAGCTCATCATTTATTAAGGCCTTGGGTTGGTTCAAGAGGAATGGGTATGAAAGCAGATGATAGGAATGCGATACCTTTATGCCAATATCATCACGGGGTTTTACATACTCAGTACGGAAGCGAGCGCGCATTTTTTGAAATACACGGAAGAAGGCCAGAGTGGGCATCGCAATTTGCAGAGGCGCTCTGGCACAGCTCCCCTCATAATTTAGAAAAAGAAAATTGATACATTTATATCTTTTCACTTTTTCTTTCGTAACCTTCCTTGGGTCATACGACACAATGAATGAATGTCTCTCTTCAGCAAAAGCTATTGCGACAGACTTTCAATATCAAGATCAACAGTTCTCATTGTATTGCTTAGATACAGATCAATCTGAGCTATCAGCACAAAAAGGGCTTGTGTATTAAATAACGTCATTATATAATCAGCACGATCATGAAAATCACAGGAGATAAAACATGATATATCAAAATGAAAAAAAATTAGAGCCGCTTATCGCGGCACAAAAAATTGTGAATGAGCTTATGGGGGAGGGTTTTGGAGGTATGCCCGAACACATGACCGCTTATTCTTGGGCGGTGAACAGTCAAACAGGACATGACATCAGCGTAAATGATGAATTCTCTCTTGCTGACCAGAAAAAGGTGAACCGTCACGTTATGAGGCTATGGGCAAAAGAGCATGATCTGGATGATGATTGGCGACAAGAGTGGAGGGTATAATGTACGACAAAAAACTTGAAGAACGCTTTTCTTTAAAACCGCTAAATCTCACAGAGTTTGGAATTGCTCCTGCACACTTTGAAACAGTTGGGCATGAAGCAAGGACACAGCTTGTCCAATCAAATGACTTTAATGTGGTTTATAACAAAAGAAACAATAAAGCCGTTGGTTGTTTTAAAAATGATTTTAAGATTACCCCACCTCAAGATGGAATTAATGCCGTTGAATCAATGCTATTAGAAAGTGATTTAGATTTAACCGGAATAAAAAGAAAAATGGAGACTGGTTCAAATGAAGCTTTGCTTCAAGTGACTTGGACTCTACCATCACAAACCATCTCTGTTGGAGATCCGGAGTTAAATGACATTTGCGCTTTGCAAATAAAACATAAAACTTCTTTCAATGGGACTTGGGCTTGGCAAATTGGGTTCAACACACTGAGACTTAAATGCTTAAATGGAATGGTGGGCGTTGAAAATGTTTCTCTTTTCAAAAAGAAAAATACAAAAAGCCTTGACCCAGAAAGCGGGAAAAAACATTTAATTACAATGGTTGATGCTTTCAAGAGGCAAGAAGATACTTGGAATGGATGGCTTAATGAAGAGGTTTCTGACAGAACAGCTCTTGCCATTTTCGCAAATGCCGCTGGTTGTAAAGCGCCTAGTGAAATGGAAGATCCAAATATTGACCCATCTTCAGTGATGAACAGATCGCTCAAGAGCAGTTATCCATACCAAAGAATGAAGAGCGCATATCTAGATCTTGAGAAGAAACGACTTGGCTCTAATCTTTGGGCAGTTTTTAATGTGCTTACTGATTGGTCAACACACGCTCCAGTTTTGCCAAAGCATCAAAATAATGTCATATCAATTACTGACAGAAGAGAGAAAAAAGTTGCTCAAGCAATACGCGGATCTGCGTTCTTAAAATTAAATCAGCTATTAGAAGCAGGGTAAATAACAAAAGACTCCCTTTAGCCCCTCCTGCGGGGCTTTTTTTTGCAAAATATTTGATAAAAAAGCACAAAAAGGGTTGACAGGTTAACCATAGTAAACTATTATTACTACATAAACTAACAAAACAGGAAAAAACATGGATCTTCAAACAATACAAAACGCTATAGAAACTGAAAAGAAATTTAGAGCTACTCCTGCGATATTGATACAAGGCGGCGAATATACAAAAAGAAAGCACCGCGAAAAATTGGACACCTACTTTGATGCGTTTTGCAAGATGGCTGAAGACAAAGCTGATTCATTTGACGCCTTTGGTGGTGATGAGTTTGCCGCTACTTTCAAAGCTTTTTCTGAGATAAACATACCTAACAGAAACTTCTAACTGATGAGATGCGGGGGTGGTTCCCCCGCCGAAACCTTTGGGTCTTAGATAACCAAAAACAGGAGATGAGCATGGGTACAAGAGCAACTTACAAATGGGATAGGGGAGCAAAAACCGTCTACAACCATTATGACAATTATCCTACAGGCGCAAGAAAGTTCCTGATGGGTACTCGTACCGCTGAAGAGTTCTTACAAAGAAACCAAAGAGCTGAATTGACTGAAAGCCATGAAGCTCACGGTGACACTGAATGGCGATACACCATAACAGCTTTCGGCATCCATTCTACAGGTGGAGATGATATTAACCTCGTGATTGAAATGTATAAATACGAGGACTCTAGCTGGGTTACTGTCTACGATGACAAACTGTATAAATTCCTTGAGTGGGATGGGGTAGCGGAAGCCATAGAGCTTGGAGAAGATATTCCTTCTTTGCCGGAGCTGAAGCGATGAAGGGCGGCGAATTCAAAAGAGCTTACCTAACCCCTCGCACTCGCGCCGAAAACGTCAAGCTGGCGAAAAGATGGCATAAAGCGTTAGCAAAGGATGATGGGCAAAAAATGACCCTAGATGAATGTATAGATGCTTTCATGCAAGAAGATGCTAGAAATCAAACCTTGCTGATAGTTCGCAACCAGATTTATACCGTCTACGTTGATGAGCAAACAAATCTAGCGCACAACCAGTTCGCGGGTAAGGTGACGCACCTCAGTATTAAACGGAATGATCGCCGCCCCTGTAACGATTGGAGGGATATGCAGAACATTAAGAATATTCTTGCAGGGCCGGAGCGACAGGCTATTCAGATATTCCCGAAAGAGTCTCACCTTGTAGACACGAGCAACCAGTACCATCTCTGGGTTTTGCCAGAAGATATGATCATCCCGATTGGCTGGTTTACTCGGGCGACCATTGATGAAGAGCTAGACTCAAAAGATGATTTGATTAGTCAGAGAAGCAGGAGTTAATGATGGAAAAGTATTTCACCACTATAGAGGCTTTCGCCGTTAGGCATGGACATTGTTTTAGGGTCTTAGACGCTAGGACTTGGCTCTTGGCTTTGGAGAAAGAGCCGCAACAAGACAGAGCGGGTCTGTATGATTCTGATAAAATTCATTTTAGCTACTTAAAAGATGAGTTTAAAAATAGGTGGGACATCACTAAAGAATTCTTTTATGTGTACGAGACTTGGAAAAGTCTAATAAAAAAGCATGGTTATAATCCTTATGCGTTCACGCGGGATTCCGTAACCTACAAACAAAACAAAGACACTGTGGTAAAGGAAAAAGAGCTAGAAAAAATTAGAAAAATACTTAGAGCATAAGCCCATTTTGTGCTATCATATTAACTATAGTAAAAGGTGATTAAATTATGAATGATGACAACGTAGTAAATTTTGCTCAACCATCAACAGCTAAAGAGACGGCTGAGTGGTTCATGGGAAAGATGCAAGAATCAGAGTACCTAAGAATGAAAAACGTCTACATTAAACTGCTTGATATGGAGCGATTGAATGAAGGGCAGGAGCTTCCGATTTCTATTCATGAGTTTTTAGAAAGCACATTTGACAGCGTTTTTTGGGACCACCATGAAAAGATGTATCAAGAAGTGGATGAAGAACTTAAGCAAATAGTTTGCAATCCAAAAAACAACGTTGAAAGGATTATGCTTTTCCTAGATACACTTAGCCCATTTTACGCAGATAAAGATTTTTGCGGAATGACAATGAATGACATTCTATGTGAAATCAGCGAGCATGACGCTTATAGGCTTCAGCTTGTCATCAGTGGAGAAACAGAAATACCAGAGAGGCAAGAGCCATGAAACATATGTGCCATACTGACATTCTCTGGTATCCCGACATAAAAGGACAAGAGCAATACAGTCTGCCAGTTTGTGATGATTGCATTGACGGCATGACTGGAGAAAAAATGAAGAGACAAAGAATTGATTGCAATGTAACTCAAAATGACCTAGCAAAATGTCTTGACGTTTCTACTCCGATGATTTCTCATTGGGAAAATCAAAGGCGTCCCATAAATAGGATGCAAGCAATAGCAATAAGGGTAGGTATTCAATTATGCGAGAGCCAACAGAACAAGAGATTGACAGAGCAATCTTAGCTATAGAAAGCATCTCTTATTCCTTAAAAAAAATATCAGAGTCGCTACAAAAGATTTCTGATGATTTAGAGTGGGGAGTTTTAATGGATCATGGGAATGATGAGGATGTTGAACATTAGATATTTTTAGGATACGATTATTTCAGCATGAATCTCCTGTTTATGCTTTGTTTTTTTCATGATGATCTACCTTATAGCCCTCTTCGGAGGGCTTATCTTTTTCAAAGGCATACTTTATATTCAGTCCTGCTAGAGCGCATAATCTGTTCTTCTCATCCATCCCCTTATGCGATAGGCCAAGAGTACCATCTGTTGCCTCATTAATTAACTTTTCTTCTTTAGCCTGATCCTTTATCCAATCTGGGAGCTTTTCTCCTGCCATTACAGCGAGCAAGGTTGCCAGCCTTTTAGATTGGGTTTTGCTCAGCGCCATTATTCTTCTAGTGCCGCCATTCTTAAGCTGAGTCTTTTCGCACGATTTGGAGTCTGTCTAGCCCATCTTGAATCAAGCATCTCTTCGCTGGCCTCAATGTATTCCTTATTCGCTATACATTTATTCATTCCTTTAAACTTGCCTACCCCTCCGGCCCCCATCTGGAATACCATATTGACTAAAATGTGCTGAAGCTCTTGAGGGAAATTATTAAAGCCATCATATAATCTCTCACAGCCTTTTATGGCTGTTTGTATGTCGTTAAAAAATAACTCTTTGCATCTTTCCTCGCTGATTATGTGATATGAAAGCGCTTCTTTATCTGAATTATAGGCAAGCCAAGTGCTCTCTGGGTCGCTTTCTAACAGCTTATGGCCTATGCCTATCGTAAGATGATTTTCGCTACAGAGGTAAGGAGAGAGCCGCTTCCCTTCATCTAATGAAATCTCCTCATATAACAGGTCAAGATTCATCTGCCATACTTCCCTATTAGATAACCAGCTATAAACACTAAAGCGATTTCAATCATTTGCCATTTTTCCTTATTGCTTGACTTCCAAAATATACAGAGACAAGACCGCCAATAGTCAGAAAGAAAATACTGCTCATATCAGTAAGATTTTTTCCCGCATCCTCCAGCTTGAATATTGATGAAATCATCAGCAACGCTGGAAACAACAACAGAGACAGGAGCGAGAACCAAATCATTTTGAGTTGAGCGTCCTGCTTCTGATCCTCATTCTTTAATAGCTCTAAGCGAATAGCTCTTTCGGACTCATCATATTCTTTCTGAGAAATGATGTTGTCTCCGTTTGTATCCATCTTTGCCAGTTCGCTGTTTGGCTCTACAGTTTTATTTTCCATTTC